CAGAGATTGAAGGACCTCCTTGGCAGCCTGCTTTTTTGCAGTAACTTCTTTAACCTTAACTTGCCTATCCGCTGCCCTTTCAACAAGATTCTCATCAGCTGAGATCTCCTCATCATAAGCATTAAGCAAATCGTCAGCAGATCCCGGACCTCCTTTCATCCCGGTTTTTGGGAGAGGCTGAACAATAATAGATGTAGGTTCGGTGGTGGTTGTGGGTGCAATAGGTGTCGCTTCAGTCATCTTACATTTACCTTAAGGGGTGTGGTTCAACTGCCATCGGAGGGAGCGCCGTAGGCTCTCCCATCGAAAGAGGCTCAGCTGGGGGCATAGGCCCCGGTTCCATTACGGGACTAATCCCCCCGCCTGAAGCAGGAAGCATTCCGCCTCCGCCCATGGGATCCATTAAGATTCCGACGCCGGGGGGAGGCATCTGGAATACGACAGGCCACTGACCACATTCCATCATTACCCGCTGCTGAAATAATGGATTAGGAGGCACAAGCAACATGCCCATTGGGTCAGTAATACCAAAAGCCTTCTTGTACATCAGATATTCAGTCATGCCCAAGTGAGAAAGATATAGCTGCCTTGCGTCCTCTTCTATCAGCTGCTTAAAGTCCCGTCCCTGCATTTCCTGAATATGAGTTCTCCAATGCACTATCAAATCTTCGACAGGAGAAGGTTCAGGAACTTCCTGCCCCTTTCTCATGTCCTCATTCTCGCTCTTAGCGGCAGAGAAAGCTCTGGATGCAACATCCTTAAATTCTTCCACTGCTCCAAGGTCTGTTAGCTTTACGAACTGCTCTCTGGTTACTGGAGAATCTGGAGGAAGGCGAACATTGGCAATTTCAATCATCTCCTCAACTCTCGCCGCCGGAGACTGAGAAAGCGCTGTGGTCGTCTCAATCCGTATGTCGTAAGGCTTAGCTAAATTCGCTACTTGGAACTGCCTAATTCTAAACTCATTAGACTTGCCTGCTACCCGCGCCAGTCTTCCATCTGAATCTTCGTAGAAGTCCCCCGCAGTAGCCAGCACCATCTTGGCATCATTAACAAGCGCCACTTCATTGTACTTAATAGCCATGTAATAGGCGCGTTTATCTTCTTGGTCTTCTAGAACACGTAGAGCTTTTGCTGCCCGAACTCCGCTAGGAGCCTGCCCAGTTGATAGCGTATACTGCCCAGATATCTTATTAAAAATCTCCTCAAGCTTCCCAAGATAACCAAACGCATCCTGTGAAACAGAACTAGTTTGGAGATAAGACGGGGGCTCATCGCTGTACTGGATAAGAGTTGACTCATTCACTAACTGCGTAATGTCACAACTGCCCTCTCTCATGGCAATCTTAGGATGAGCCGTAAGAACCAGCGCCTTGTAGATAAGAGATGCACACGCATTGATTTGATGCTGAATTGGGAAAATCTGCTGAATGAAGCTCATTCCACGAGATTGCCCCGGCACATCAATGTCAGAGAGATAAATATATGGAAGCTTCCCATGCGAGTAGGGGAGTTCTGTAGACTCTAAAACAAGCCCCTTAATACGTTTAATCTTTCTGCCAGCTTCAAGCTTAGGGTGATGTCTATGATGAAGCGTGTAAACAACACAATCATTCTCAGATTTAGCTATGTTCAGGCCGTAGTTCTTAAATAAGTCCACCCCTCCATCAGCCTTAATCTTATCAGCAAGATCAGGGTAAGAAGATCGTAGCTCATCTACATCAACAACTTCCCACTCAATGCACCAGTTAATCTTCTCCCTATTGGGAGTAGGTTCCTCAAAGACGTGATAGCCGGGTACCACTCGCTCATCCACCTCTCCAATTCTAACGGCTGATTGAATGAATATTGGAGAACCATCCTGTCCCATGACGGGCTGACCAGATGAATCTAAAAGAGGAATGCGCTCCTTCTCTTTCTGTGCTTTTACCCAGTCAGGATGGAGGTCTCCCTTGGAGGGGTCATACTCGATGAAGCGGAAAGCTTCCCCTGTAGTTTTAGCAAGGCGAACTAGTTCGGCATTCTTTCTATCAATGTTGTTGATATACCAAATGTAATCCAGCACATCCTTTGCTATCTTTGAATCGTCAGCATCCTTTGATTCAGCATTAGCAGGATTAACGGCAACAGCAGGACGAAACCTAGTGAGTTTAGAAACCCAGTACTCAACCGCATCCCATGTATGATTGAGGACAATACGAGGAGATCGTTTATTGGAAGACTGCATCTTCTCCCAAAATCGGTTAGCGTACTTCTCTTGGAAATTCCAATGAATCCCTCGATAGACAAGGAGATTGTCTCGCTGGAGCTGGAAATAGTCTCCGTAGTACTGGTCACAGACTTCTACAGCCTTATTAAACCAATCATCTACTTCTTTACTATCGTCTAAGTCTTGGATGGTCCAAAAGGGGCGAATGCCCTTAAAGCTGGAAACGTCCTCATCAAACGGGTTCTTAGAAAGCGGTCCAATCGAGTATCCCATTATGCTGCCCCATTATTCTCTCGTGCAAATTCTACAATCTTCCGCTCTTCTTCCGTTAGTGACGGCTCAAGCCAGTCCACTATGTCCACGTTATCCTTAGTCAGCTGAGAAAGGACCCGCCTATTCTTCTCATCCTGCAAAGGGGTATTCGGGAGCTTCTTAATCTGGAAGCCCCTTTGAAGAATCGCCACCCCAATATTAGCAGAAGAGGCAAGCGTGTTCGCCCTGTCTGCTACCTTCTCTGCCATCTTAGTTTTTACCTGAACTTGCGTAAGTCGCCCATCCAGTCTTTTAAACTCCCCCCTTGCCAACTTCTCTAGGGCTTCCAGCGCCCCAACTCTATACTGAGCTAATCGGGTATGACGTGCATCATGCTTTCGTAGCTCCAGTCTAATAAAAATGTAGAGAGCTACGATGGCTACGAACACGAGTAGGTTACTAATCAGTGTTAGAATCATAATTTAACGCTGCCTCAAAAACGTCCTCCCCCCAGTCCATATCCCGGGAGGTAAGCTCCTTAACCTGAATTGTCCCTTGGTTAGACGACAGCCACAAAGGGCCATGATCCCCAGCCTGAGCCTTTTGCTTTGTTTTAATATTAAGCGCTGGAACGCCATAATCCAAACAGTCCATTAAATGATCATCTTTTCCGGGCATGTCTCCTGCGTCGTTAGTTACGTAGTTTTCAATTTCCCAGATAAACTTCTTGCACCTATCGGAGACTAGAAAGGAATGCTCTTCCGCCATTAACATCTTAACAATACTGATGTTATCTTGTTTATTGTGCCTTCTTTTCCTGCTTGGAGATATGGAAACTCCAAAGTTGGACGACATCTCATGCCTGAACCATGCCGCTGCCTCATCCGCCACCTTTCTCCAATCTCCAGAAAAGAACTCCGCCATCTTTGGCTTAGCAACATCCCAGATGGACCTAGCATCAGTGCGCCGTCTATCCTGCTCATAGATTTCATCTAGAACAAAGAGCTGGCAAGTGTACGGGTTAAATGCGAGAAAAAGCCCCGCAAAGGTAGAGGTACTTCCCGGGTCAGATATCCACGCCCACCGGCACTCATTCTTCTGCCTCTCCAGAAGAGCCATAAGAACACCATGCGGCTTAACGTGTACGGCTTGAGCCCACAGCGGGAATATCATCTCCGCGCCGCCTATGCAGTCTTCTCCTAAATATTCCCGCTTCCAAACTGCCTCATCCCCTTGAGCAAGGAGCTGCCGCTTAATCTTATCCAATTCCGGCTTATTGATTGCCGGATTAACTGAGGTAGGAAGCTGGAGATAGCCTCTAGACTCATCCCCCCCATCAATCTGCTCTAGAAGGTTTCTCTTGAACTCGTAGTAGTAGCCATCTCTTTTGGGAGGAGTGCCGAACACAAGCAGAGACGCCTTCTTGGCAATAAGATTAGGTCTCATCACCTCAATATCAAACTCCTTGCTATGGTCTTGGAACTCATCATAGATGACCAAATCAGGCTTAACGCCTCGAAGGGCAGAATAATTCTCAGCCCCATCAATACATATGAATGCGCCGTTTTTAAACTGTAGTCTAAGCTCTGACTCTTTAGGCTCCCCATCTAGGTACTCAGTCGGCCCATATTCCTTAAGACGCCCAGAGGCCCAATAGATCTCTTTCCCCTGCTTTCTCTGTGGGCAAATGATGTAGACCAGAGCCCCCGGAGTCGTCATGGCATAAACCCATGCACAATATAGAGCTATTTCAGTCTTGCCACAGTTTCTCCCAAACTGTGCTTGGATAATGGTTTTCTTATCGCGAAACAGTGCGCGAGCTACTGCAATCTGACCAGCATGGAGAGGCTTTTTATGTACGTTATTAATCTTGTGGTAGAGGGCGGTCATCATCACGACTTGGTCCTCCACTATCGAATTGTACCCCAACTGCCGTATCTGACTCTCCGCTTCCCTCTCGGATTGATAGAACTGCGCTCTTGTCTGAGTCATTTTCTTCCGGCTTAAAGTTAATAGCCTGCACCTCTACCTTTGAATAATCATGCACAGGATCTATCTCAGCTAGCCGCTCCACTGCCTGCTGAAGCATAGTGGTTTGTTGAGGAGTCCCTTGAGAATGATGAGCAATTGCTACGTTAGAAGTAGATTTACCAAGCTCTAGACGCCCCATCTGATCGGCTGTGAAAGCAATTGAGAGCAGCGTTTTAGCTTGGCTAGGATTGAGAGAAAGAAGCTTCTCCTTGTCTTCTACAAAGTTCTCAATCCATTCTAGAATGCCAGAGAGAGCCTT